TATGACGCGAAAGGAAAGGAATACAAATTCCAGAAGTCGCAATGGATTACCAAGCTACAAGAACCAGAGTTTCGCTCTGTTGTACTCGACATCATGGATGAAGAAATCATCCGAAAATTTGAGTCTGAAGGTAAGAACTTTGGACTTGAAGGCGAGAACGAAGAAGGTTAAATCCTGAAGTTACTCACTAAGCCCCTTGACTCCGGTCTTGGGGTTTTTTTTTACCCTTTTTATTTGACACGCCACCTTAGGCGTGTTATATTATAATATAAGTTGGAGGACAAATGAAAAAAATAATATTATTTGACATGGACGGCACACTAACCCCTGCTCGACAAGTTATGAGCGCAGAAGTTGCAAACGAACTTTACAACGTTCAGAAAGCGGGATTTGAAATTGGCATCTTAACTGGATCAGGATTGGACTATATAAAGCAGCAATGCAAACCCATGTTCGATCATGAATTGTTAAATTGGTGGGATATACACTATCTCCCTTGCAATGGTACCAAGTATTACAAATTGGAACAGCATGGAATGAAACTAGTGTATGGAGAGAATATGATGAAATATCTTTCTCAATCAAGGTGGAAGATTCTGATGCGAATCATAATAGGTTTACAGTCTTCACTCATCAACATCTATGAGGATATGCCCCTAACAGGAAACTTTATAAGCTATCGAGGATCTACTCTGAACTGGTGCCCAATAGGTCGCCAAGCAGAAGACTCTGACCGATCAGCGTGGATAGAACTCGACAAGGCCCAGTCTATTAGGCAAGAATGGTTAAATTTAGCAAGAAGCAAGTTCGATGCTACATGTCTCGGAGATGTGATGATAAAGTTGGGCGGTGACACATCGTTCGACATATATCCAAGGGGATGGGATAAGACCTACGCATTCACAAACTTTGCACACTACAAAGAGATATACTTTATCGGGGATAGATGCGAAGGAAACGGAAACGACACCGAAGCATACAAGTTGGCTGGTGAACTTGGTTATTCCACAACCGGACCAGAACAAACGATAGAGATAATTAAAAAAATATTGGAGAACAAATGAAAAATGTAATAATAATTGACGCGTTGAATATGTTTCTACGCAGTTTTGTGGTGAGCCCACATATGGATAAGAGCGGTAACCCTGTAGGAGGCACCATTGGCTTTCTAAAGTCACTTCAGAAGGTGGCAAGGGACTTTGACGCTGATGAGATTATCGTTGCTTGGGATGGCCATGATGGCTCTCAGAGACGGCGTTCAATGAATAAGAACTACAAAGCAGGACGCAAACCTGTGAGATTTAACCGTAGAATGATTGAACTATCACCAGAGCAAGAAATGGTGAACAAAGGCTATCAACAAGTAAGATTGATGGAATATCTGAATGAGATGCCTGTAATTCAACTTGTAGCAGACTTCACAGAGGCTGATGACATCATCGCCCACGTAATCAATCATCCTCGATACGAAGGTTGGCTAAAGACCATCATCTCATCGGATAAGGATTTCTACCAGTTGTGCCGAGATGGCGTTCAGATCTACCGACCAATTCAGAAAAAAATTGTTACAGAAGCTTCTGTCATTGATGAGTTCAAGATTCACCCAAAGAACTTCGCATTAGCGAGAGCAATAGCTGGAGACCCTTCGGACAACTTACCCGGAATCAAAGGTGCTGGACTGAAGACAATAGCCAAGCGCTTTCCCTATCTCATCAGAGAGGACGAGTACGAAGTTGGAGACATTGTGAAAGACTGCGTGATGATTGGGAAGAAACTAAAGATTCATGAGAACATTCAAAAGGATGAGCAACTAATTAAAGAGAACTACAAGATCATGCAGCTTCAATTCCCAAACATTAGACCAATGAATCGTGAATTGATTACAAAAGCCATTCATGACTTTGAGCCAAGTTTTAATAAAATAAAATTTACACAAATGTTGTTTGGTGATGACGCCGTACATCTGAACTTCGAAGCACTACAGACAGTCTTCCGAAGAGTAAAAAGATAAAAAAACTTGACAACTTGAGCTTAACAGGTTATACTTATATAACCAACAAAAATATCGGAGGACAAATGAACGAATTTACCAAGAGCGAAACCTTTACGCGTTTCGGAAAGAACTTTCAAGAAAAACTGTGCCAGCTTATGCTAGAAGACCGACCTTTCTTTGACCAAATTACGGAGGTCTTAGACGTAGACTTCTTTGAGAAAAAATATTTACAAATTTTCGCACAAACACTTATAAACTACAGAGAAAAATATAATACTCACCCAAACAACGAAGTCATGATGACCCTATTGAGAACAGAACTCAATCATCACGACAAAGCAACTGCCCAAGCAGTCCGTGAGTATTACGCTAGGATTCATTCATCTGAAGGTGTCGAGGAGAGTGATTTCATTAAAGACAAGTCAATTGACTTTTGTCGCAAACAAGTGCTAAAGCTGGCAATGATGAAATCGGCATCTCTATTGAAGACTTCTTCATTCGAACAGATCGAGAAGCTAATCAAAGATGCTTTGGTCCTCGGGACAGATAACAACTTTGGACACGACTTTCAAAAAGATCTCCTAAAGCGTTTCGAATTGGCTGCACGAGATCCAATATCAACTGGATGGCCTCGTATGGATGAAATCGTGAAAGGCGGCTTAGGCAAGTCCGAACTTGGTGTTGTCGTAGCTCCAACCGGTGCTGGAAAATCAATGGTGCTTGTTCATTTAGCCACACAGGCACTACTTCAAGGTAAAACTGTTGTTTATTACACTCTCGAGCTTAAAGACACAACGGTCGGTCAACGATTTGACTGCTGCATTACCGATGTTCCATTGAACGAACATATGCAAAGACAAAAAGAAATTATTGCAAAGGTGAAAGACCTTGAAGGCACTCTAATTATCAAGGAGTATCCAACTAAATCAGCTTCTGTATCAACTCTCAAGAATCACATTGAGAAATTACGTAAGCGAGGCATCGAGCCCGACATGATCTTGGTTGACTATGCTGACTTATTGCGACCTCCTCGAGCAACCGGAGAGAAGCGTCATGAGTTGGAGGAGACCTATGAAGGCCTTCGTGGTCTTGCTCAGTCTTATGAGATCCCCTGTTGGACAGCGTCTCAAACAAACCGAGGAGGTCTTAATGCTGAAGTCATCACTATGGAGGCGATCTCTGAAGCATTCAATAAGTGCTTTGTCGCGGACTTCATCTTTTCTCTCTCGAGAACGGTGCAAGACAAGCAAGCAAACAAAGGACGCCTCTTCATTGCCAAAAACCGTAATGGTCCAGATGGTCTTGTGTTTGATGCTCACGTTGATTGGTCTGACGTTACCATCAAGATATTGGACCGAGATGAATCAGCGGAGAGAATGCAATCAACGACCGATGCGTTGCAAATGCTCAAGGACAAATACGCCAAAGCAGGAAAATAAAACAAACATTTACAGGAGTAAGTAATGGATTTAGAGAAAAAGATTTTATCAGACATAACAGTGCATATGAAGTACGCAAAGTTTATAGACGAAGAGAGCAGGCGAGAGAACTGGGGTGAGTTAGTCGATCGCAACATGAATATGCACATAGGAAAATTCCCCGAACTAAAGAACGAGATTGTCGAGACTTACAAACTTGTAAGGAATAAAAAAATTCTTCCATCCATGCGCTCAATGCAATTCGGAGGCAAACCAATTAAGGTTTCTCCAAACCGCATCTTTAATTGCGCTTACGCTCCTGCAGATGATCCCCGTGTATTCGGAGAAATTATGTTTCTACTTCTTGGCGGAACAGGTGTTGGATACTCAGTACAACATCACCACGTCGAAAGATTACCAGAGATACGCATGCCTTCCACAAAGCGAACACGTCGTTTTCTTATTGGAGATTCTATCGAAGGGTGGGCTGACTCCGTAAAAGCTCTTATGATGTCTTACTTTAAAGGCTCATCAAAGCTACGTTTTGATTTTTCTGACATTCGCCCGAAAGGTGCGAGACTAGTAACAAGTGGCGGCAAAGCACCAGGTCCACAACCACTAAAGGAGTGCTTGGTAAAAGTAGAGGGGATTTTAGATGCAAAAGAAAGCGGTGACAAACTTACTCCCATTGAGGTTCATGATATCATCTGCTACATTGCGGATGCAGTTTTGGCGGGGGGTATTCGTCGTGCCGCTCTTATTTCTTTATTCTCGGCTGACGATGAAGACATGCTTGGGGCAAAAGCAGGAGCATGGTGGGAACTCAACCCTCAACGAGGACGAGCAAACAACTCTGTAGTCCTGATAAGACACAAGGTGAGAAAAGAATCCTTCATGAATATCTGGAAACGAGTCGAAGAGTCTCGATCCGGAGAACCAGGATTCTATCTATCAAACGATAAGGAGTGGGGCTGCAACCCATGTTGCGAGATCGGCTTGAGACCTTTTCAGTTTTGCAATTTGGTGGAGATAAATGTATCAGACGTAACAACCCAAGAGGAACTTAACCACAGATCACGGTCTGCGAGCTTCATAGGTACCCTTCAGGCTTCGTATACTGACTTTCACTACCTAAGACCTATCTGGAAGCGTACAACGGAAAGAGATGCTCTTATCGGCGTTTCTATGACTGGTATTGCTTCAGGTGGTGTTCTTGATCTTGACATGACAGAAGCTTCGAAAGAAGTCAAAAAAGTGAACAAAGACATTGCCAAGAGAATTGGCATTAAGCCAGCAGCACGACAGACTTGTGTCAAACCAGCAGGGACAACTTCTCTTGCTCTTGGCACGTCAAGTGGCATCCATGCATGGCATAACGATTACTACATTAGAAGACTTCGTGTTGGAAAAAATGAAGCAATCTATTCATATCTCGTCAATAACCTGCCTGAGCTCGTCGAGGACTGCCGCTTTAGACCACATGACACTGCTATCCTATCTGTGCCACAAAAAGCTCCTGAAGGGGCAATAACGCGCCACGAAACAGCACTTGACTTGCTCGAGAGAGTAAAGAAGGTTTCCAATGATTGGATCCAACCCGGCCATGGCAACGGCAACAACACTCACAACGTTTCTGCAACTGTAACAATCAAAGATGGAGAGTGGGAAACTGTTGGAGAGTGGATGTGGAATAACCGAGGTATATACAATGGTTTGAGCGTTCTCCCTCACGATGGAGGGACATATGTTCAAGCTCCATTCGAGGATTGTGACAAGGAGACTTACGAAAGAATGCTTGAAATGGTGAAAAACGTTAATTTAGACCTAATTACAGAGACAACAGACGAAACCGATCTGTCAGGTGAGATCGCCTGTGGTGGTGGAGCCTGTGAAATTTTCTAAGGAGAAATTATGAGAGATAAATTAGAACAAATCTTGAAAGAGCTTCAACAAGTTATGTTGGATCTAGAGAAAGTTGAAACTGGAGCATATGGTTTTAAATCAGCAGCTCCGAGAGCCAGAAAGGTTCTGATGGAATCAACGAAAAAGCTTCGAGACTTAAGAGTTGAGATTCAAGACAAGAAGAGCGAGCACGAAGAAAAGTAATCTTTTTGCTTGACAAATCAACCATAACATGTTATATTGTATACATGAGCAATTTATTTTGTTCACAATATAACATATTATGGTTTTTTTATTTGGAGGAAACATGAAATTTGAACCGCACAACCGACACCTTTGGATCTTACCAAAAGAAGAAGTTAAAGAAGATAAAGAATCGCCATTGTTTGTAATGCCCGATGAATATCAACCACCCAAGTCACCCTATGTCATAGGAGAGATACTTGCAATGGCTTGCGATTGCGAAATAAGCCTAGATGTTGGAGATATAATTGTAGTAGAGAGATCTATTGTTCAGGAGATAAAAGCCGATTCAGAGACTATTTACGTCGTTAAAGAAAACTACGTTTATGGGAGACTAGAAGATGAAACTGACTGAAGAAAAACTAAAAGATCTAATCATGGAAGTGTT